ATGACAGGTGCTGATTTCGGGTTCTGTCAGGAACGTATGCGGAACGAATCTATTACCATTGGACTAGACGGTTGCACGTTCAAGCTATCAGATTTCAAAATACGTTATGAACCGCTATTTCTGGGTCTAGAAGAAACAGGAGAGATGAATGGTGTAAGTTTGATTTGGCCACACGAAGCAATTTGTAGTGATGGAATCTGCTCTACCTCGCGTGATAATGCCGTTCTATATAAAGATGGCATTCATTTAACCGTCGACGCTACCAGATTTATTTTCGATGATCTTGATATGCTGAATACCTTAAAAAAATAAACGATATGGTGACGCTAGATTCACTAGTTCGGCTATTATTCATGGCAGTTATCAGGTTTAAAATGATAATTTGACTGCCCCATCAGATAAGCTATCTAAAGGGGCAATCAAATCTCTAGCCAGTTCGTACAGGCTCGCCGAACTTAGCCAGCGCCTCACGCGCATACCGCTCAATGAGGCGATCCAGCACACCGTTACCAGGCGTCAACGCCGTCAGTGCATCTGGCACACTCTCCTGCAGATACTGAAACACATGCGCCTTAAGCGTGTCGAAGGCGACGTCGGGCCCGTACTTCATCCCGCTTTCAACGGATGTCATAACCGCCTGGTGCAGCGCCTCCCGATGCTTTGCCTCGATCTGGATGCCGGTTGCTGCCGCAAATGCACCGGCGGCTCGGTTGAGGAGGAATGTCAGCACCAACCCGATGATGCTGATGACGACCGCCTGCAGATCTGCGCTGGCGAACAGTTGAGAGAGAAAGTCCATAATTATTCCTTAGGGCTATTTGCGCAGAAGCGCTATGATCGCGGCCATGACGGCAGCGAGGGTAATTGCAAAGATCGCGAAAGTGACCAAATCGGGCGTCATGCTTCGTTCACGGACAGAGCACCGGTGTGCGAAGTTACAGCCGACACACCCTTCCAGCCCTTAGGACCACGGCAGCTCAGCAGACGATCGCGCGAGATCCACGTTTCGGTAACATTGTCGCTCTGGTTGCCGCCAACGACGCGCACAGCCGTTTTGCTTTGGCCCGTCACGATCGCGACATGGCCGTTCCAGCTTTTGGTCTTGTGGGTGCGCCAGAAGACCGCAACAGCACCGAGATCCAAGCCGCACTGTTCGCCGTATTCCAGCCACCGGCGCGCACCCAGCCGGTTAAAGGCCTGCGGCTCACCAGGCGCGCCGACAGACATGCAATGCGCCACAAACAGGCCGCACCAGGGCACGTCATCGCCGGGGTACCACTGGTCGAGATTGCGGGCCCATTCCATGATGGCAGGGTTGCTTGCGGTTCCGGGCGTCTCGCGCGTGCCAAGCAGACTGCGGGCTTCCGTCAGCCAGGGCGGTTCGTTTCCAATCGCAACCGGCACCGGCGCGGCCTTGGCCCCTGCCCCCCACAGCGCTTCCATGGTCAGTGGCCCGGGAAAGGGCCGCGCACGGTACCTATGCGCCTCCTTGAAGCGCGTGAAAGCGTTCTGTGTCATAGGGCCGTCCAGCCCGTCGATCAGGCCCTTATACCAGCCGAGATCCGCCAGACGGCCCTGGTGCGCTGCCAACAGCTGCTGCGTGAAGTTCATGTCGTCTCTCCAATGCAAAAAGACCGCCGAGGCGGTCTGTTGAGGGTCAAATTGTTGGTTATTCACCGGTTGCGGGTACGATCTTCGATCCTGGTAACTTGCTCCGCCACTCGATCGAACTTTTCGTCGATGTCGCGCAGATGAATGATCTCAGCGATCTGCACCTGCGAGATGTGTTCGAGCTTGATCTGCAGCTGGGGTGCACCACAGCTGATCTGCGCAATCGCCTGTGCTGCGGCAGCGCTCGACGGCTTACCGCGCTTGTATCCCCTGACGGCCATCACGCAGGTCGTTAGGAACGTCGCGACACCCACAGCCAGCAGAGTCATGACCTCTTTATCGATGCTCTTTAAAAACGCACTGAACCATTCTGGCATCTGCACCGCTCCTGTACGCAGAAAGCCCATCGAACAGGGCGAGTAGAAGATAGGTGAACACACCGGAGGAAAGCGCCGCCCCGTAGGCGAGGGTCGGCCAGAGGAACGCCATGGCCAACGTCGAGAAGATCGCCGAGCCGAACATCGCGCCAGCCATGCGCAGATATGGCGACCTGTGCCAGTTGCCGTTGATGTGCAACGCCGAGAGCCGCAATGCTGCAATCAACGCCATTGGCGTACCTAGAGAAGCCTCATCCAGGCCCATCGACAAGAATGCCCGGAATCCGCTCGATGAAGTCAGTGTGTTGCCGGGCAATGCCAGACAGATTGCGAAGAAGAGCAGCACAAGACTGCACAACCATTCGGTCGCCCTACCCTGCTCCATGATGTTGAGACGGAATGTGCTCATTGGGTCGCCCTGCCGAGCACGAGCATCTGTATCAGAATGCCAGCTGCCGTCCGTATTTCCTCAGTCGTCCAGCGATTTTCAATTTTCGGCAAATTCATCTCCGGGCCTTTCGTTTTAGCGACAAGCAACGCTCAGGGTGCCTTCAGCTAGGTCAATCGGATTAATCAGGGCAACCAGATCCTCATAAGTAAGTTCCGGATCAGTTAGATCTCCGACTTCTGCTACTTGATGCTGGAATCTGACTCCGATCACATTGCTGGCCTGCACCCATGCTGTGACGGTCACACCTTGAAGGTTTAGCGAGAAAGTCACATCGACGGGCCTATTAACACGCGCGCCCGGTGCGCTGACCGTGGTGCTGACCCCTTCGCGATACTTAAGCGATGGTGGGTTATACAGCTTCGAACCTGCACCGTAGGTCGCGCCTCCAAATGCCTTCGTACGAACGATGCTTGCATTTGTTGCGGCAACATTGACTGAGATCGAGGTAGCAACGCTACTGCCCGCATCCGCGAAGTCGCTGCCTTCCATCCTGAAACCGTCGCCGGAACGGAGGTTTAGACCTGTTGAGGCAACTGTTTCGCCCCCGACGGTACGGAACCTTCGCACAACCGCATCCGTTCCACCTGTAATGTCCAAAATATCGCCCGTGCAGGCAATAGCCTTGCTGTTTTCCAGCAAGAAGGCACCGCCAAGTAAGAACGCGTCTAAGGTGGTTTTTTTGGCAGTATAGTCATCAATAGTGACCTTACTAAATTGACCAGCAGAGACGCCCCGAAGGCCCCCCTTGCCACCGCGACCTTGGAGTGTAAGCCCGTATCCGTACTGGGCGCGAACCTGGGAGCCAGTACTAAGCCCCATGTCTATATCGTTGTTGGACAGTTCCCAGCCGTAGCAAGTCCCAAAATTAAAGGCGTCCATAGCCCCCGCAGGACCAACATATTTGATTTTGTTATCCCGCGCCTTGATGTTGCTGCACTGACCTTGGCGGAAAACGTTGAAACACAGGTCGGAAACCGTTGGGTCGTTATCCAGTGTTCCTGTGGGTGGGCCACCAAAAGAAGTTATTTCCCCGAATTTATAGTAAGTTGACAGGCGTATCTGTGTCCCGTCAGGGCTGACCCACGAGATGCAGTACCGGAATGGCGTGGAAAGACCACTTGGGAAGGTTGCTCCGCTACCTGATTTGGTTATCCCTTGAATCCACATTCCAACGTGAATTCCCAATTCATGAAGTGTTTCGTCACCGATCTCTCGTACCGTGATATTTCCCGTACCTGCGTCGAAGGCGGTAGGACCCAAGCGGTCGCCCTCACGATACACCGCATCGTTAAACTGTGTGCCGCCTGCTCCACCGCCAATTCCACTGGCCGAGGCTACAGAAATTTCTATATCGTTGTCGAAGAAGTCGACATCATCGCCAAACACAACGGCAAGGTTGATGCCTGCGCAGTTTCTGATGATGTTGTTGTGCACCTTGACGCGCTTGACAGCGCTTGTCCCGTCCGTGAGATAGGCGTTCGCCTCAATGTCTACAGCGCAGCGCAGAACAACGGCATCCTCGCCATTTAGCTTGCAGTTTCGGACCGTCACGTTGTCACCCGCAACAATCGAGACAACATTCCGGCGAGGTGAAACCAAGTTGCAGTCTTCGATAATCACATCTTTTGGGATTGCCTCAAGCGATGGATCGCCGCCGACACCCTGAACTGCACCCCCCACGTAGATGCAGTCGTTTTCGCCAGTACCGCCGACCCCTAGCGATCCGTTACTAATGACCGTTCCACCTCGGATTCGTATTTTTCTGCACGGGTTGAGATGACTTGCGCTAATAAGAATTGGGTGGGATGATTGTAGCGGGTGCCGCTTTATAGTCGCGCCGAAGTATTCAAGCGTGAAATCAACACACTGAACTTGAAATACTCGCGACCCTCCTGAAATGCCCTCAACGGTGACGCCGGGGGCCAGCTTGAGGAATGTATTGTCATCAGGAATAAGGCGATCTGTCTTGTAGCTGCCGACGAAGTAGTCAAAGACCATTGTTCCACCCGCAGCGAGAGCCAGCATTGCTGTTAATTTATCGGTTTGCTCGGCCCCAGAAGGCGGACCAAGTGCTGCCGTGTGGTACGCACCGTCGGCAGCCTTCAAAGGCCGCAGCTTGACGCTCTCGCCGTTTTCAATGAACCCGTTTACGCTGTCTTGAGCGTAGTGATAGCCACCAGCTTCAACAATAGCACCATCGCCGCCATAAGTGCTTGACGTGTCACCTAACAGGAAAGGCACAGTGTCGAATTTCGGGCCACCCAGCCATCCGATTTGCACCCAGGCCCCTGTTTGCACTTCCCAAACTTGCGTGCCTGCGTTGGTTTGCACTAGTTCAATGCTGTCGTTTGCTGGAATAGGATCAGTCAGCGTTGTTACAAGGGGTGCGCCCGCTGCGAGAGCAGCAAGGCTTGCCTGAGAAGCCGCTGTGGTGGCGACCGCCGCCTGCGCTGAAGATATCCCTGCTTGGACCGTCGAAGCGTTGGCGCTTTGGTCGGACGCTTCGGCTGAATTAGCAGCCGCCTGAACAGCTTCCGTAAGATCATCGGCTGACCCAGCAATCGCAAGAAACGCATCACGTACCTGCTTCTTTAGCGGGTTAAATTGCCCAGAAGCCGGGTCACCCACCGGGAGAGGCCGTCCTGCCGGTTCATTGGGAAGTCCGTCACCACTATACCGCTGAAAATCACGCATGGCCGTGTTTAATTGATCCGCAATGGTTCCCATGCGAGTTCTCCTGTTCTGCAAAAATTTGAAAAATTAGGCGATTGTGATTTCGACCGATGCCGTCTCAGGCGATGGCACGAACGACGGGTTGAGCGTCACGGCCCAATAGAAACACGTGCCGGCAGTCGGGCTTTCGGTGAAGCTGGACGGCTGACCGGCAAGACCCGCGACATCATCGACGAAGCTGGCCCCCGCATAGCTGTCGACCGTGTTGCGGAAGATCCGGGTCGCGCTGTAATTCGTTGGCGCATTGACCCAAGACAGGCTTGCCGACGATCCAGTTGCGCTGCCGTCGAATTCTGTAGGCGTGGCCGGCACGGTTGGATTACTGATCACTGTGATTGTCCCTTCCGGATAATCTTCCTCTGCCGCGCCCTGTCCGAACCAATAAGCGCGAACATCATACTCACCCTCAGCGACGACACCCGACACGGCACGGAGGGCGCCTTCGGCCACGCTCATGCGCGTCCACGGAAAAAACGCCAGTAAATCCGCACGTTTGAACTCGACGATAAGCTGCAAATCATTGCGGTTTGGATCACTAACCTGGGCAACGATCTGGACACCAGATGTCTCCCCCGAGATCGCAACAATCTCCTGCGACAATGCCAGTCCGGACGGTACCGGGTTGACTTGCAGGTTCTGGCTTAACGACGACAATGGCGGCGATAGCGGTTTAAGATCGACAATCGACCAAGCGTCATATGTTGATCGCAGGCCGATGCGGCACTTCCCGCTGGCCGCCGAATAGCCATGGCTCAATACCTCATAGACGCCACCGATGCGCGGATGATCAATGCGGATTGTGTGGATCCCGTCACCCTTTGGAAAGCGAGCTTTGATGCCCACTAGGTTGGTCACAATCTCAACCCGATATCGGGGCCGCTCGCGCATTTCATAGGTCTGCATCAGCTTTTGCATCTGGTTGCCATCTGGGCACCAAGGGATGTCTAGCGTTTCGGTACGTTCCGCCTGCGTGTCGAGAAGGGTTTCGTTTCGACGCTCCGGTGCTTCCTCCGGTTTGAAGTTGTGATCTTCGCTAGTGTAGATGCCCTTGAGAACATTGAAGTCCGTCATGGCGTCGACGCCGGTTTCCCAGTTCACTTCCAGAATATCATCCTGTCCGATGATCACGTCAGGCTCGGAATACTGCCCCCCCATCAATCCGATCTTGCCCTCAGGCGTCAGATACGGCTGTCCGTCGCAAGTTTTCATGATGGCATCGAGCACGTTTCGCGGCTCATCGTTTAATCCGTAAGTGCCGGCTGCTGCGTAGCCCTGGACATCGCAGATGTCGGCAAACGCCCCAATCGCGGCATCGTCGAAATGTATCTCTGGTATGCGCATGCCATCCGGATGGCTCAAGAAATCACGCGCCACCAAGGCAGAGTTATCTGAGAAGCCCACAGCCTCGGTGCGAGGATCAAATACCTCCGACCCGTGCACAATCATCTGGATCACTGTATTCGCGCCTTTAGGGAAGATAGCACTGATCCGGCTGGGGGAAGGCCCTCTCAGCCGCGCATATGTGGTGACACTTCCCTCGATCCTGTGCGCCGCCGTCCACATTGCCGGGAACGCGGCCAACAGGTCGGCATAATCGGACTGCGTACCGTTGCGCGTCGCGATCTGGACAAGCCCATCAAAGCTGAACGCCCCACCCTCGTCGGTCGTGACGCCTTCGCTGTTCAGCGCAACTGTTTCGCCGTCGATGACATAGTCGAGGACCTGAGACACCGCCCCCTCGTGATGGACAATAACGACGTGTAGGACACCATCCTTGGCCTCGAAGAAAGCCCGAAGACCGCCAAGTAGCACCTTACCATAGGAACGCCGGCGCGCTGACGCGGCCTGGCTAATATTAGCCTGCACCTCCTGCGGCGGGATCGTCGGTTGCTTCGGCTTGGCTAGGGCACTTATCGCAAGACTGACGCCCACTTGGGTCAGCGCAGTTGCCGTGGCCAGACCAATCCCGAACGTTGACGCGACAAAGCCAGCAACTGCGGCGATTGCGCTAGAGAAAATTGCCATTTACTTCACCCACGCCGTTTCTTGTGCTCGGTACCCACGTCGCTGGAGCGCTGACCGAAGCTGGTAAGGGACCAGTCTCTCCGGGCCTGTCGAGAGCCGCACGCGCGCACTGTGATTGACAGCCCACACCTCAAAAGCTCGCAGCAAGCGCAGGCCGCTGCTGTCGGCTGCGAACCACCCCAACTCGTGCGCAAAACGCTCATCGCTGATGATGGTCGGAGCGATGCTGCCGGCGATGAAACCACCGTCCGACACCAAGACGATACCCGAGGGTGATCCCATCAGGATCATGACTGTTTCGGATACCTTGGCCGGTTCCGGCTCTACGGGGCCACCAATCGCCTCGCGCAGCGCGCAGACCATGTCGACAATACGCGGGATGTCCTCCGCGACGGCGAGTCTTACAGCCATCGGGTCTCATATTCCGTGTATTTCGTGACTAGCTCCAATCCCCGGTCACCCGAACTGCGCGACTTCTGATCTGAATCTGTCAACAGGCCACGCGGTGGTGTCGTACGCCGATAGAACAACCCCTCACAAGCAAGGCTGATCGATCCCTTTTCCAGCCCGGAAAAGCTGTAGCTGACCTTTTCCATCGTGCCGACGAAATGCGCGAACGGGCTGCCCACCGGATGCCACGCTGGATGATCCAGATCCGCCTGCGTATAGAACAGCTGCCCGAAGATCGCGACGGTACGCCCGTGTACTGTACTTTCTGCCGCTTGCGTGTCGTCGATCATCTTTTCGGTCGCGGCAAGACCAAAGGATACCGGCTGCGCAGTGGCGGCATAGGTGGTCTCGATATCGGAAATGCTGATCAGATCAGACACGCCCGACCAGATTTCGCCCGCCACGTCCAGATCGCCTATCCCGGTCCACCAGCGGCGCGGGTTATCCTTGAAGTCCATAAAGACCAGCGTTGCTTCGGACACCCTGCCCGTCCGAAGCAGATCATCAGGGATCGCCAGCAGATCGTCGCGCACACCCATCAGAAAGCCTCGCGGAATTTGACCGTAGGCCGGTCGATCTCACTGAGCGAGAAATCTACTTCGCCCTCGCCTTCGGATGCAAATCGCATCTTGCAGACCGGATTGTCTGTTTCGACAATCGATCCCGCAGCGGCACCAGCCCGCAAGGGCGGTTGGATCCTGATCTTTGCACCATCATCCCACGACCGCTGCACCCTGTGGAACCGCTCACCAATGGACAGACTGTGACCAGGGCGCAGCCCCAGACTGTCCGTAAGTGTCAATTCAATGTCCGTCGCGCGCAGCGGTGCGTCCGTCTTGACCATGATCGATGCCCGTGCGTCGTTGACAAACGACCAATGCTCGAACGTGCTGAATTCTGGCACTTCAGTGACTGAGGCACGCCCACCACGCGCATTTCGAGGGCGATAAGGCAGCGTGACTGGCACCAATGTCGTTCCAATCCCGCCCTCCATTTGAGCGAGGAAAGCTTGCCACTCAAGTCGCGCCTCTTCATTATGGATAAAGAAGGATATCGATACCGTCCAATGGCCTGAAAAGCTCGGAATGATACTTTCGGCTCCGGATATGGCAGTCTCACGCCCGCGCATTTGCCCGACCATACGAAATCCCGACGTTGTCAATTTGGCCTGCCTGGGGAATGCGATATTTCCCATCAGTCGAACCGCATGCTCTTGTTGGAGAGGTAAGCTGGCGCAGCCGCCAACGTGCTTTGCTTGATACCCGGGGCTGCTTCAGCGATTAACTTACCTGCAGCATCCCGGACAAAGGCCCCAAAGGACCCTGTAGAGCGGTCCATGGTAACTGTAACGTTTAAGCCCTGCGCAGCACCCATCGCATCGTTGGGCACGATTGTGCCGCTACTACCGGGCTGAAACCACTCGGGGCCTCTTTCCCCGACGATATAGCCCTTGCCGGCCGAGACGGACCCACCATCTGCGCGGAAACCGCCAAAGATGCTTTTCGCCAGTCCGCCGATACCGCCAAGAATTCCGCCACCACTGCTTGCACCACCCCAAAGGGTGTCAAATGCGCTATCCAGCAGCTTGTCAGTGATCTTGTTGAGAATACTCCTGACAACTTCGCCGAGGTTCTGCGCACCGGTGATAATACCCTTGAACGCATCCTTGAATGTGTCCCGCATGTCGTTCGCAGTATCTTTAAGGCCTTTGACCCTTGCTTTAGCGCCATCCACCGCTGAACCCGCCCCGCCAGCACTGCCGGCGACATTGTCGAGCGCGTCGGAAAATCGATCCGCCGCCTCTGCGCCACCATCCAAATTCTCCGGAGCCGTGAGAATTGGCTTTACTGAGTCGCTCAGAGCCGATGCAACTTCTGCACCAGCTTCTTTGATTCTTTGACCACCCTGCCTGATGCTTGACGCTGCCTGATCAAAAAGACCATCTGCTACGGAACCAATAGCACCTGAGACGTCCGACTTTCCGAAAGTCGACATACCCATCTTTTCGCCCAACCCACTGCCTGCCAATGCATTCCACGCTGACGCGATACCATTTATCAGAGCGTCGAAAGTTCTGGCTATCTCAGCAAATGCACGGACAAACGAACCAACAATCGCGGATGCGATGCCTGCCATAATTTCCGATAGACCCCATGCCGTCCTTCCAACGCCGAGCAACGTTGCCTTCCCGACTTCGAAAATTCGCTTTAGACCGTCGGTGACGCCGCCAGCCGCACCGATCACCCTCCCAAACTGGTAGACTAGCTCGCCAGCACCGACGATTAACGCACCAATGCCTGTTCGGATCAAAGCGCTGCGCAGAAACGCTAGAGAGCCGGCGAAACTCAACGTTGCAAGACGGGCTAATCCAGCAGCCGCGACATATCGAACGCCTAGGCCGGTGACCAGTACCGATACATAGGTGCCGACCCGCTGTAAGTTGTTTGCCAGACCATCAATCATCGTCCGCAATAGCCCGCCTTCGCGAAGGCTGTCGGTCATCGCCTGCGCCATGGCACCGAGTGTCGGCACGATAGAAATCGCCAGCTGCTGCGCCGCATACTGACCAATCAGCCCCAGCCTTCCAATCCGGTCATTGGCCTGCTCGATCGCATCGGAATCGGTCTTGCTTACAGCTAGGCCATATTGCTCCACGTCGGTGCGCGCCTGCCGAAAAACATCGCCACCCGACAGGACTGCAAGCACCATCTCACGGTTTCGCACACCCAGATCCTGCAGCAATGCAGATGCCTGACCCGAGTTCAGCCCCAGATCCTTAATTCCGTCGGCAATCAGCGCCACCTTTTGATCAGCCTCAAGGCCCTCCAGATCCTTCGCCGATAAATTCAACCGATCCAGCGCAGTAACGGCTCTCTTGCTGCCACGCGCGATTTCCCGGTCCATGGTCTGAACATCATTGGCAAGCCCGGACAGCCTCACACCCGCCTCGCCAGCGGCCAATTCAAGCGCACGGTAGCCCCCCACCGAAGTCCCCAGACGACGGGCGGCCTTGACAGCCACATCGATGTCATTCGCGCCCTTCAGAGCCATGGCAGTGATCGCACCACCCGCCGCAGCTGCCACTGCAGCAACCGCGACGATTTGCTTGCGCATCGCCGCAAGTGGGGTTTGAACCCGCTTGGCACCGCTTTCAAATTTTGCGCTGTCGAGGCCAAGATTGACCCGCAAAGCGCCGATAACACTTGATGCCACTTATCTTCCTCTCGATAGCGCGCGGTCGATCTTGTCCCAGGCGCTCAGGCACTGGACCAAATCGCTGCGTCTGTCATTTCCGCCGGATATGAATTCTTTAAGGCTGGGCGGCTTCTTGAAGCGCGGCAACATCGCTGTGAACCAGACTTCGGCCATCCTATTTTCACGCCGCTGAACCGCCCCCTCCATCTCGATCGAGTAAAGGCGCGGCGTGATGTCCCAGAACCGCGCCGGGTCGAAACCCGCCGCGATGTAGTTTTTCAGAAGAACAGTTAGATCTAGGCCGCTGTCCTCCTCGGCCCCTTGACGTTTCCCGACGATTTACCCTTGGGGGCATCGGGCAAGCTCGCACCCGTCAGCTTCTGCAGGGCGTCACCGTTTTCAGCGATGATGTCATCGACCAGCCAGCGGTCAGCAATGCCTGCATGGTGCCGCTGCAAAGACATCTTGAAGAGGTCAGAAACGATCTTCAGATCAGGCATCCAGTTTTCGGATGCTCCCTCCGGGCGGTCCAGCTTATCAAGCACGTCCTGACCATACTTATCCTGCATATCAGCCAGGACGGACATGCCGAGGAACAAGGTGTACTCATTGCCGCCTGCTGTGACCTTCAGAGTGCCTTGTGGATTAGCCATTATTCAATCACCCGCGCAGGCGTCACGCTGTTCATGAGCTTCGCGCCGACAGCCGACATCGCTTTTCCGCCGACTGTGCCCGTAGGTGTGAACACATCGACATAACCCCGATAGGCACGCCGGATCGAAGTGCCATCAGGCTTGATGTTGAACTCGAAGATGACATCCTCTTTCGTGCCGGCCTTGGTCAGCTCGACTAGATCATCGAGCAACGTGTCGCCTGGGTCTCCTGGCCAAAGCTGCTTTTCCTGCGACCACGATGCCACAGACATAAGCCCTGGAACGGTCTCTTTTGTCCGACTGGGCGAGTTCATATGCGTGGCGTCTTCGTCAGAGGGTGTCTGATCAGGGAAGGGCAGCGTTTCAAAGCCGTAGATCTGCGTCCATGTCGTCGTCGAAACTTCTGCGACCAGCGCCGTGCGACCGATCCAGAGCTCCCAATCATAGGCGATTTCGCCTGCAAATTCCTTTTGTGCCATTATTGCGGCCTCCATATGATGTTAAAGTCCATGCCTGTCCGGTATGAGCGGTCGGCGTCGTTCGATCCGCCCTCGCGGGTGTCTCGCGTCGAAAGATGCGTGATGATCATAAAGCCACCCCCGCGGTAGAAATTCAGGGCATCGACAACGGCGCGCGCGGCCCGCTTGGCGTCCGAATAGGTCAAACCATAGCAATCGACCTGTATCCGGCCCTCAAACGGCCCTGTGCCGTTCATATGGATGCCCTCGAAGCCCGAGACGACATTCAGCAGGACATCGGGCATCTGCTGGCCTTGTGGCCGTTCCCCGTAATCGATGCGCTGGCCGACAATTGCCGTCAGCGCCGCTGTCGCCTTCAGCAACCCGCGAAACTCTTCTTCCATCATCAGCCCTTTGCCTGCCGCGCCACTTTTGCCTCTGCCCGCTTGATGCTCTTTTCCAGCTCGATCCAAAGATCTTTGGATAGACGATCCAGCAGCGCCATCTTGTCTTGTTCCCAGGCGGGACGCGCGAACGATTGGGGCCCGTGATTAACGTTGCCGAATTCCTGGTTGACCGCTGCGGGATCCGGCTCGGCACCAACGAACATTTCGACGCTGGCTTTGTCGTCGCGAAACATGCGCTTGTGCAGGCCCTTCTGCCGTTTGCTCAGCTTCGTGCTGACGGCGATCGAATCCGCAAGATCATCCGTCGCGGTGTCGCCGCGCGGTGCCAGATACCTCATCAGATCTGCCAAAGGCTGCGCCGACTTTTTCAAGGAACGGCGCAACACGCTTTTGCCAGCCGACTTGGACAGATTTTCGAGTTCTTTTTCTAACTCTGAGAAGCCGGAGAGATCAAAGGTAACGCTCATAGCTCAATGCCGAAGCGTTTGGCATGCTGCACCATGTCGTCGGACAACCACGCGTGCACAACACCAAAACAGAAGCCGGAATCTGCAACCTGCGCACCCGAAGCCTCAAGGGTGCGCCACTCTTTCTGAAACCTGTCTTGATCAGCCTCACCGAGACGATCGAACCCTTTAGAGAGCTTTTCTATCTGGCGATCAGGATCCACCTCGATCCGTACTGTCAACGCGCATTTCATCAAGAGATCCTCGCCGACGTTGTGAATTCCAGCCACATCTTGTCATCTTCGACATCCTTGATGCCCATGATGTCATAGACCGTGCCATTGCAGACCAATCGATCCTTTGGCGTGATGCTAGACGTCAGCGCCGACCAGTAGACGACGAACCGCGCCGTGATGTTGGCCGAGACTTGGCCCGCCCGCCATTTCTCGGCGTCGCTGATCGGGGTCCGTTTCGCCCAAAGCTTCGGACCGATTGCATCATTCGCGGGATCACCCCAGACGATCGCATTCTGAAGCCCGTCATCCGACATCTGCCCGCGCAGAAACTGAACACGGTGCTTCATTTGACCAGCTCGCATCAGAAATGCGGCCTTTTGTAGGGCGCGAGGTCAGCCGCGACACTGCGCGGAAGCTCCACTGCGCCTACGCCAACCAGGACCGCTGCGCGATTATTGAAACGGTGCGCGACCAGATCCAGAATTGCCAGCCTAATCGCAGCCGGCACGTCCGCAGGGGTATCACCATACCCGGCACGATAGATCACAGTCACCGCATCATCCCGATGATCCGTGGCTGGCCATGCTGCAGTTGACGACAACCGGATGAAACACCCGGAAGCATCCGAATGCAGCGTGAACTTTGATGGCGATAGCGTGGCTTCGGCACCGTTCGCGTCGATATAGTTGATCGAAACAATGGACTGCACCGGCGCAAGCCTCAGGTCGATCCGGTCACTGCGTGGAAAGCTATCGAATGTATCCGACCAGTCTTGCGTGATCAGCGCCCGCCCCATGATGCCATCAGCACCCTCAAGATGCGAAACCACTGCGGCGATCAGCATCTCGATCTCATCATTGTCATCATCTTCGACGCGCCGCACACGCCGCTTGGCGTCTTCAAGCGCGACTGGCGTCACTGCGGGCGGTGATGCCAGTATTGATCGAAACCGCTGCATGATCAGGGCGCGCTGGAACGTGGGCCAGCCTTGGCGGCGGGCGCAGGCGGCGCGGCCTGAACCGGTACCGATGCATCATCGGTAGGTCGCTCGAAATCAGGAAATGCCGCATCAACTTCGGCGCGGGTCAGGGTTGTCGATCCGGTCAGTTCCTTGATCCGGTCCATTGCAGGCTTGCCCGCAGCGGTCCAATCTTCGTCTTCTTTCACATCGAGCTGATCGAGGGCTTGCTGGATCGCACCCGGTTTTTTCCGGGCAGCTTCAGCTTCAGCCAACGCGCGAGACCGCTCACGTTCCGCTTCCTCGACGCTCTTGGGATCGATCATGGCGGTCTCGCGGCGCACAGGCATATGCGACCTTGCGGCGCCGGCGACAATCAACTGCTTGCCCAGAATATCATCGACGGTCACGATCTCGCCCGCATCTGCGCAAAGCAGCGCTGATGCTGACACTTTCAACATTTTAACTTGCATGAAGTTTCACTCCGATAGGTTTCAGGGGCCAGCCGTCAGGCTGGCCTGATGGTTCAAACGCTCGGCGGTGAGCTGACAGCCACTTCGACACCAAAGGTCGATGGCCGCTCGATCGGCAGCTTGCGAGCGCCGTAGCGCACCACCACCAGATCACCGAAGGCAACGTTGGCGACCGATGAGGACCGATTGAACCGAACGTAACGCTCACGCGGGCAGTGAACGTCGATTGCAATCATCTGCCCGTTCAGATCGTCATCTACCGCGCTGGTCAAACTTGCTGTCGCACCCGCTATATCAGCCATGTCGCCGCCCACGTTGGTAGCGCTCTGCTGTGCGGTCAGAGTGGCGACCCCGGTGGCCAGGCTGTCGGTCACGTGAGCCATTACAAACACGCCCTCATATCCCGCCATATCGATGATGATGGAATCTGCATCGGTTGCGGCCGCTGCGGCGATTGATGCCCCGATAAATTGCAGAGCAAGTGAATTGAGAAGATTGGGCGTCATCGGACACTCCTGTCAAAAAAGGTTGATTGCTGCCGCAGGATCACGCCTGCGGCAGAGCGTTCAGCTGGCGGGCTTAGGCAGCGAGCTTGATGCGGGCGAAAGCCTCGGGCAGCACCGGCTGACCGTCGCCCTCGTAGCGACCGATGAAGCCGATCTGACCGGTTTCGGCATAGAGCTCTGTCAAGCGTTGGATCTGCATGACCAGACTGTCGATGATCCAGTAGTGGCTGAAATCCCCCAGCAGGCCGACATACTGTGAAGCAGCCAGCGTGTTGGGCGCAAATTCGGACATCCGCGACGGACGCCCCAGCAGGCGGTCAGGCTCACCATCACGCATGCTTTCACGCCAGATGAACTGACCTTCACTGTCCGTAAGCTTGGCGATCTGTTTCATTACATCACGGTGGAACAACCAGTTTGCCTTGCTCCAATACCCGGCTTTCAGCGAATACTTGGCGGAGATCAGGCCCTTTGCCGTGACTGCGGTCGAGGTGTTGTCTTCGGACACATCGCGCGAGGTCGGTATCCCGTCAGGGGAAGCGACAAACAGCCCGAGTGGCTTGCGATCGCCGTTACCCAACAGATAGGATTTCTCCTGTGTGACGCCGAATTTGTAGGCCATGCGCTGACGCACGAGCGTTTCGGGGGACAGCGCCGCTGTGCGCAGCAGCTGCTGGGAAACCTTGATGCGTTTTGCCATTGGATGAGGCCGCATGATGCGCTTGCCCATCCGCATCTGATCGTCTTCGCCGCCGGTGCCGAGTTCGACGGTCCAGTCAGCATCGCCCATATCACTGTCGAGTGTCGGCATCCCGATGCTGGCAGAATTGGTAATAGGAATGACATTTGCCAACTGACGGATGATCACTTCGTCATCCATCGCCTTGATCAGCAGATTCACAAAGGTCTCGGGCACCACCAAAAAGCCACCTTCGGTGTTTACGCCCGCCGCCAGGTTGCGGAATTCCTCGGCACCATCACCTGTGGGCACACCAGTGGTCAGGAAGCCGCGGAATGCCTCCATCAGCAGATCGGCGCGGCCACGCTGTTCGCCACGATCGCCACCGGCGGCGGCATTGCGCTCTTCGCCGTCGCCTGCCAACTCTTCAAGTTCGCGCTCAACTTCGCGCTGACGCTGTTCTCGCTCGATGTTCGTGCGCAGTTCGTCTGCTTCTTTGAACATTTTGTCATACTGGACGTTTTCTTCATCGGTCATGCTGCGCTTTTCGGTTTGCGCAGCAGTGATCAGCGCCCGCGCGTCCTTAATGAGCTTGGCGCGCTTTTCGATCATTTCCTTAATAGTCATTTTCGATTGTTCCTTTAGTCAGGGTGACATCGCGCCACCAGTTCAGGCCCCGCTAGCGGGGTTCTTTGGTTGAAATTTTGGAAGGTGCCCGTCTGAAGCGGCGGCGTTATAGGCTGAGCAGCGCGAGCTTACGCACTTCATCCTCATAATCAGGCACCAAAACCGGTACCGTCGTTTCTTGCCACGCACCCATTGAGCGCAAAGCAATTTCTGTCTGGGGATAGGCTGGGAACGTAACTGGCGAGACATCCAGCAACTCGATGTCAATTAAGGTACGCACGATCTTGCCATCTACATCCGCCCAGTTGTCTTTTTTCGTGCGAAATCCGAAAGACATCTGGTCGATGTTACCAACGCGGATGCTTTCACGCAGATCACGGGCAACGGTCGTGTCCGGCAGCGTAATTTCACAGCGGAGGCCGCGCTGATCTTCCATCACAACCAGTGTTTTGGCTTTCGTGCGACCAAGAATTTGATTGGTATCATGGTTAAAAAGCGCCCGGATATCCCCGCCGATGCTGCTAGCAAAAGCATTGGGTGCGATCTGTTCGCGAAACCCGCCCAGATCTTCGGAGAGTTGGTCAAAAATTGCAGCATAGCCGATCAGAATTGACGGACCATCATCGCCGACAGCGCGCAGCTCAATATCCGGACAGCTGAAATATCGCCGTTCCACCTTGCTCTTTGGTTCAACTTTATCATTCATTCCGAATTTTCCTTGTCTGTTCTGCTTCAAGTGCCTTTTGGACAGCCTGGGCAATCATCTCCTCGACCGAACCGTCGATGCCGGCACCCGGCGCACCCATATCGAGGCTATCGATCGGCACCGTCGCGCCCTGCACATAGAATTCCTCCCCGCCCTCATAGGGGTTCATGTCCTCCGCCTTGCGGATCTCATTGGGGTTCATGGCACCGATGTAGAACATGGCGCGATAGAAAGCGGACCTTGCGGCTGCGTCGCCGCGCAGCAGGCCCTTCATATCCAGCGCGATAAACACACCCGCCGCGCGATCAGCGGCTGACAGCAGATAGGAGTTCATCCGCATCTCAATGCGTCTCACCCATCGCAGAATGGTGTCGACCACAAACTCGATCGCCTGATGCTCAATGTTCGAAAAAGTCGCAGCGCCCATTTCGCCCACCTTGTGGGGTGGTACCAGGAAGATCCGGGCAATATCTCCGACGCTGAACTTTTGCAGCTCAAGATACTGCGCGTCGTCCATCGTCATGCCGATCTGTTCCCATTTCATGCCGCCGTCGAAAATGGCAATTCTTCCTGCATTCTCTGGCCCTTGATGTCTCCTTTCCCAGCTCTCTCGAATTGCGGTCGAAGCATCATCAGAAATTGATTCAGGCAGCGAAATCCCACCCTTGGGCTGAGCCGAGTTCTGATAGAAGGCGCGAAGGTAGCGAGCAGCCGACAATGATGTGCCAATCGTCTGACGGTGCGTTGAGATCGGGGAAAGGCTGTTCACCCCGTCCAGCATCTTGTGCGGGATGCGCAGCACTTCGTCATCAAACAGGATCCGCACCGGTGCCATCCCATCCGGCCACCATCGATAGCGCAATTGCCCGGCCGCATTTCGAAACGGCTGAATGTGATCGGGCAGGATCGGCGGCAGCTCCCGTACCCGACCGTCCCGACCGAGAATGATCCGCGCATAGCTGTCACCGCGTAGCGCGGTATGGCTGATCTGCATCTCGCGCCACTCGAACGACGTCATACCCGCCACGGGCATATCGTGCAGCACACCATAAAGCGGATGCTCAGTCATCTTGGCCTGTGTTGTCACACCCTTTTCGCTCACGGTGCGTTTGTAGACGTGCAACGGCAGCGCTGCGATGGTCTCCGATATCAGGGAAACACAGGCATAGACTGCTGTCACCCGCATCGCCGATTGAGGCGTGACTGACACACTGTCCGGATCACCGAACATCTGTGCCAGCACCGGGTCGCGCGGATGCTTTGGATCTACTGTTTCGCGCACCTCATCCGGTACGCTGGCAGCACTACTGAGCGAAGACAGGAAACCCATCAGCTACGCACACCGAAGATGGCCACAGCTGTCAGGATCACACCAGGTGCGATGAAACCAGCCGCAGGATGGACTAGCCAGGCACCATACCCGATCAATCCAACGCCCGCGACACACATGATATCGCGAGCATCCACGGATGGCTTGATGCCCTTCGCTGGCTTTTCGCTCATATTCAGATCGCTCATATCAGGCCCCCACGTTCTATAATTTTCTCACTGGTCAGCTTGCCGCTGTCGCCTTCGTCTTTCGATGCGACCCCGATCGCGTTTACCAAGGCGGCAATACCATCGATCCGCTGCGTCGATTTCGCCTTTGTCGGCTTGATGTTGCCCGCGGCGTCCGTCTCGACGGCAACCACCTTTGAATGGCGATCAAGCACCGGATGATCGCCATGATGCAGCCCATTCGACATTACCAGTCGCTCCAGTTCTTTCGATGGCGGCGACATCGACACGAAACCCTGCTGGTAATACTCGACCGGCAGGCCTTCCTGCGCGATCTCGATGGTTACTTGCGTCGCGTTGTAGCGGTCTATTCCGATGTTCTGGATCTCGAAACGCTCTGCATCCTCGTACAAAACCTTCTTTATAAAGGCATAATCCACCACGTTTCCATCTGTGCCGATCAATGCGCCGTCGCGAACCCATTGCTCGTAGGGCAGTCGGTCCCGCTTACCGTGCTCTTGCAGCAAGTCCTTCGGTTTGAAGAACCTTGGGATCACCGTCGGCACGTCGAGTCCGGGCTGGACCGGGAACCAATGCACCACGGCGGACAAGTCGCTGACCGCCGAGAGATCTATGCCTGTGAAGCACCGCAGCCCGGTCAGCTCCGCTTCGAGCGACTTCCAATCGGTCGGACCTGCGCAATATTTCCAGCCAAAGCGCCGGCCCATGTCATCGGCCACATCAATCGGCAGCCAACGCACCGCCTGTTCGGACCAAATGTTCAGGTGATAGGCCTTGAACGCATTCTCCAACCGCGGCGAACTCATCGCGCGGCGGGCATCCGCCCGCATCGTGTCCATCTTCTTGGATACCCCAAGGTTTGGATTCGCCTTGAACCAGGTCTCTTCAGCAGTCCAGTCATCGTTATCGGCGTCCGCAGCATAGACAACCACCAGTGTCTCAGGGTCGTTCAGAGTGCCGTCGAGGATCTTCTCGCATTCGTCCCAAACCTCGGACCCGTATCCACCCTTCTTGCCAGCCGTCGAGATCAGGAACTCCATAGGTTGGCGTCGGTTGCCCTGGCTGTCGTGCATAAACTGGTAGAGGTCAGGCCCGGGCCATTCGTGGATCTCATCCCCGATCAACCCGCTGGCAGCCATACCGTGCTTGCCTTTTCCGGTACCGGACAGCGGTTTAAATGACGCGTTCAGCGAGCTGCAGTATATTGCCGTTTTTAGGCATACCAGATGGTCCTGAAGCGGGTCAGATTTCCCCACCATAGTCGAGGCTTTATTAAAGACGATCGCAGCCTGGTCCTTGTCGGCGGCGATTGAATAGACTTCGCCGCCCTCTTCAGCGTCTCCCAACAACATCAGCAGCGCGATGCCGGCAGCCATTTCGGTTTTGCCGTTCTTACGCGGGATCCAGACATAGCATCGCCTGAACCGGCGTGAGCCATCTGCCCGTTTCCAGCCAAACAAGGGGCGGACGATGTCGTCTTGTTGCCAGTCCTCCAGGATGAAAGGACGTCCTGCCCATTCACCAGAGGTGAACCTGAGATAGGTTGGGAAAAAATCTACCGCAGCGTCAGCGGACTTTTCGTCAAACCAGTAATCGCCACTGACCCAAACCTGCCGGTCATGATCGAACGTAGCGCGCTGGCCGACGCCCCGGGGCCGACATGCAACTGCCATACCCTCAGTTCAGAAGGCCAACGGGAGACTTCTGCTCTTTGCCCTCATCCTTTTCGCCCAGGTTGAACAGATCAGGCGCGATTGATGCCGCCGCTTTGGCAGCAAACAAGCGCTGGCGATCAGCTGGGTTCAGCGCAAAGCTTCCTTCCATCGCCATCAGATCCCGGTTCAGACGCTGCGACATGATGACAGCCGGGTGCGGCCTGATGTAATTCCCGTGATCGCTCTCCGGTTTGTAGGTCATACCCTCGTCTTCGATCACTTTGGATAGCGTGATCCAGCGTCCGAAGTCTTGGCAGTAGCGACCAAAGGTCAGCGTATCGATGCGTTGCAAGATCCGCATGGCCAGCAGCCGGGGTGCTAAAAATTCCCAGACCTTGCGGCCTTCTTCGCTCACCCAATCTGGTGCCTTGATCTCCGCTGAAGCCTCAACAGATTCCTCAACCTGCCCGACCAGCTGTTCCATCTCTTCCGTCTTGATTGGACGCCGACCCGAATTCCCTTTGGCTTTTTTGACAGCCGCAGGTTCCGGCGCTGGCCCCCTACGTTTGCCCGCCATTGCTCGTTCTCCTTCGCACCAAATAAAAAAAACTTCTCGAAAACCTGCGCGAGTTTTTTCCTCGCTTCCCACCGGTCCGGAGGCGCGCCGGTTTTAGGGATTAAACCACCCCCTCCCCCTCAGACCCCGAGACGCGATGCCAGATCGAGAGCCGCACGACTGGTCAGGTTCAGATCGGATCGGCCAATGCTACCTGCAAGGAACTCACGTTCCAGCATCTGCTTGACCACATCGTGATGCCAACGACAGCAGGCCTGCCAATTGCTCCGATCCCAGAACAGACCCATGTCACCCTTGTGAGGGACGATGTGGTCAGTGACCTCAGTCGCTTGCAGGATGCCCACGGCCTCGCACGCTTTGCAGACCCGATGCTTGCGAAGGAATGCGATCGATACTTTGTCCCACTTGGATGAATACCCACGCTCACGTGCCGAACCCCGACGCCTGTCGTAATCCTGTTCATTTTGCTTAGGTGTCGGCGCATGTGCGGCGCGGAATGTCTTCGGAGCAGTCGGCACATCGCATCCATTCCAATAGGCCCAAACGCAAAGCGCCCGGAGCGGGTTAACCGTCCGGGCGCAAAAGTGTTGTTGGCACGATGTCTAGGGGGGGCGACTTTATTCGGCAAGCACTTTCTTCCATGGGGTCATGGGCGGCATACGGTCATCTACTGCCCATTTTGACAGATTAGTGTGTATTTCAAATGTGATACGCAGTTCACTTAATGCAGACCACCACTGCAAATAATTACGCCGAGCAGCCGCCACCTGCCCGCCATCAGGCCGGTAAACCACAGGACAGATCAGGACATTGTGACGTCGAGGCTTTCGACCCGAGGAATCAATTTCGATGCCTAGGCTTTCAGTTTGTGCGCGTTTGCCGTTCTGATTGATCCGCCAGTCCTTCGGCTCACACCGCGGATGTACCCCGACGAATGCATCAGGCATAGCCCGCGCTCGCGCCAGTTCAGCGATCTGCACAGCCATGCGCCTGCCACCGCAACCCTCTGGCAATACCGCAACGGCAGCAGCCACCATGTCAGCATCAGGATCTGGCAACGATCGGCCACCGCCATCTATGCGACATCCGAGCGCGCCACGCTGTGCCATCAAGTAGGCATTCCCGATCGCGCCGTATCCCATCGCCAAAGTGCCTTCGTCTTCAAAGTCGATAGACGCGCACTCATCCGCAAATGCCCATTCCAGCAGCGACTGGATACTGATCTGCCTGCGCACGCGTCCCAAGCCATCGCGTCTTGCTTGTGCCGCTATCGTCTTGCCAATCCGACGACCTGACTGGACAAACCTTTGCGCCATCATGCTGCATCCTCCGACACACCAGACTGATTGCCGACCAAACCCTCGACATATGCGACCTTGCCCTGGTACCAATCGAGCCATTGTGCTTCATCTTCGGCAATGGTGTGGCCGCGCGCGATCCGATCTTTGGCCAGCTCGACCCTACGTCGCCACTCGTTTGCTTTGTCGGCAACCAGCTTTTTGTCCATCGGTTTGACCGGCGGTCGTTTGTGCATCGTCCAGAACCAATATTCAGCAACCAACCGGTCACCCAGCAGGGCCGCACCACCAGCCGCAGAGGCAAACCAGCGCAGCAGCGCAGGCAGCTCATCCAGCGGACGGCGCTGAAAGCTTTCTGCCAATCCGAGCACTGTCGCGGGCGCAGGCCAGAAGCACCGGGCGGATCCTTCACCCTTGGTCCGAAGCGAGACGCGCAGGGCGATCAGCCCGTCATCCTTCAGGTAGGCCAGATCATCAGCCAGGCGGTCCAGCCGCGTCTTGGCATCTTCTGCCGTCACACCCTTAGCAAACCGAAACCCGTCAGCCTTTAACGGATCAATCAGCAGCCTGCGCACGCGGTCCCGTTTGCTCTCTGTCGCCTCTTCCATGCCGTTCCCCTTTTCTCAGCCTAACCACGTATCAAAAGCCACAACGCCCGATCTGTCGGGACTGCGTCTGTTTCTCTGTTATGTCTCTGTCTATGTCCCTGTCGTGTAGGACACTTGAGGACAGAGTGACGAACCATTTGAAATAATTGAGCAATCTCCAAAGAGTGTCCTCGAACTGTCCTGCAATTGTCCGCAAAGTGTCCACCGGACAGTTCGGAACACCCATCACATCGCACCCCGACGCGGCGCACGGCCTAGGTCCATACGATGGTCTGCCCACGCCATCATTGCCTGCTCGACCCAGCTGGTGTTGCGATACCCAACGCCCTGCTTAAGAAGCCATTCGTCCATCCATTTAACGGCGGCATCGTTCTTGCTCATCTCAGTCTGGAGGCCCGCTACAGTCGCCCGCAGGCGCTGGACGCGCTTGACGGTGTTCGCCGCTTCCATCTTTGCCCGATTATCTTCCTTGCGCGACACGGCCTCGATCAGCATGTCGAGCACAACGGGATGCATCAGCCGCACTTCATCACCGCAACGACAGGGTCGCCACTTGTGCAGCGGGCCGTATTCAAGCTGGCACAACGTTTTAAAATCGGATTCCGAAATCATAAGCAGCTTGGCCAGCACTTCCATATCGTTCGGGATCGTGCCAACCGGTGACTGGTCGCAGGCAATGTTGATCAGATCGAAGTACAGCGCGCGGCACTCGGCGCGCCCCTTCAACCGCATGTCCGAGTTCAGCCAGCGCCGGCGCTCCCAAACCATGAAGAAGTGACTGTTCAGCCGGTCATCACGGGTGAGAGGGTATTCCTCGATCTCGGACATTTCGACCAGGGCAAGCCGCCCTGTTGGTGCTGCCAACGACATGATCAAGCTCCTGCCCGCTGACGCAGAATTCGCAGCAACCGCGATTGATGACCGATATCACCGACCTTGGTATTCAGCGCTTTAAAGCGGGCCACTACATCGCCGACCTCGACACCGAGATCATCTGCCACCAGCGCCGAAGCCTTGCCCGTGATCAAGCCTGACAGGATCTCAAAATCCTTCTCAGCAGACCAACCACCTGAATACCCAAGATCATCCAGATGGACGACAACGATACGGTCATCCGCGGATAGCTTAGGCGTGGTCTGAACTGCCGCTGGCGCAGGCTTGGGCATCGCAGTTGCCTTCAGCTTCACGGGCGCTGGTGCAGCAGCTGCGGGTCGCGGCTTTTTCGCCCGCTCTGCTTTTATAGCTTTGATCTTCATGCCAACCGAGATCTTACTCCGGTTCACAAGATCGGCAATCTCATCGCGGCTTTGCCCGGCATCGAACGCCTTGGCAATGCGCTCAATTTCATCATCAGTGAATGGTCCGACCTTGTAGTCACGAAGCCCCGGCTTCATCGCTTTTGCGCCGCTACGTTGCTTCTTCACAGGGCCCACAGCTTTGCGGGTCGCAGACGCGGGCGAAACAGATGCCGCGTCCGCAGCAGCCACGGGCGCTTCCAAACTCGGCTTCTCCGAAACTACTGCCGCATCAGCAGGCTTGGCTTCCGGTAACACCAGTGATTGCATCACCGGCAACACAAAGCTGACCGAGACACGCGCCCCAGTGTCAAAGGAGAAATCAGCATCGAGGCCGATGCGCTCCAAATCATCTTTAGCAGTGCGCAGGAATATCAGGACGTCATCCACCAGCTTCACCGCGTGCTCGAGCTTTGCAAGATCCGCTTGCAGAGCAACAAGAGTGGCTCCGCCCTGCCCTTGAATCCCCTTAAGCTGTTCCAGAACGTTCATATCGTCTGCTCCTCTTGCTGATTATGGGTATCGACCGCTGCGCGCACTCGCGCACAGGAAGCCTCAAAATGCTGTGGTGATTTCTCAATCCCGATCGCGTGCCGACCGGACTGAACCGCGGCGACGAGCGTGGTGCCTGACCCCATGAACGGATCCAGCACCAATTGATCTGGCAGCGATGAATTTTCGATATAGAGACGCATCAAGTCGACTGGCTTTTGCGTTTTGTGGACAGCGTTAGCAGGGCGATGGCCGCGCCAGACGCGCTTGCTGCCGCCGTTATTGATGTCGACTGCCCTTCCCTTCCACAGATAGAGCGTGAACTCGCTATCCTTCATGTAATACCGCGTCCGGTTGGGGACGATCTTGTCCCAGACAAGCAAACTGTGAAGCTTGAAGCCCGCGCCGATAAAACCGCCATGCGCGGCGAAAAGATTGCTGTCCTCTGACATGACGTAGCAATCGGCATCTGGTTTCAGCGCTCGAAAGATCGGCCCGCCAATCTCGTGCCAGCCAACCACGTCCATAAGCAGGCCGGAATTGTCATAGACGGTGCTGGAGAACTTGCCGCCCATGGCGCCGGGTCGAGACCCGCCCGAGGACAGCGCGTAAGGCGGATCTGTGACGCACAGATCCGCCCGCAGGTCCAGTGTCGGCAGGATCGCCCGCGCATCGCCCTGAATCAGGCGGCAGCCGCCGATGGTGATATCGCGCTCGATCGGCATCAGTGGCCGCAACCAGCGAGAACGGCGAAATGACAATTATCTTGTCTGTGGAACAGCACAACATAGGGTGAAAAAATGCACGGCGAGCCTTCGAACCCTCGCCGTGCGCATCCATCACCACGGGAGGAATTTGTGATGACAGGCGATTCAAACATCTACGTCACCATCGATCAACAACAGCACCCTGTCCTTTGCGGTTTGTGCAAGAATGCCATAGCCAGTCGGGCTGAAGTCGATACTCCCGATGACGTTGGGTGCGTCATCTGCGATACGCGGGCGACAAACGAGGAGGTCTTGGAGGCCGTCCAGAAGTACTTCCAAGACCAGCATCAGAATGAGATCATCCGCCAGCTTGGGGAAACCGCGCGCGGCAGCAAATTCATCACATTCAATGGTAAGCCTGTCCGCAACACGTCTTACAAGTTTATCGTGTAGCGAGACTTTTGGTAGCTCCGAACCAATCCCATGTGATGCAACCGGGTTCACAGCGAGACACCCGTCAGGTCCGCCACCACTCGCCGATTACTGGAACCGTCAAGCACTGCATCCGCGCTTAGCGCATATTCATTGCCGCCCGCCCCGCGAAAGTGCGTCTTGGTCACGCGCAGCCGGCCGCCCCAGTTCTTTAGCTTGATGACAGCACGTACTGTTCCCATGGGGACTTCGAGTGCCGCAGAAACCTCCGGCATGGTGCAATCCCAGCCAAGGGGCTGGCAGTATTGCCAGATACGAAAGGCGATGGCGTGGCCGCGTGGTGTCATTTATTGTGACTCCCATTGATCTGTTGGAAAAATTTTTCCGAACGCTGTTTCCAGCGATGCGCGCGGTCAGCCCACTTTTGGGATATGAAGCTGGCACGCGACGACCACGCCGCGAACCAAAGCCCCTGAACTTGCAGCCAAACGCGCCGCTTCATGCTGCCCGACCCCGCACCGGCTCAAGCGCCACCTCGACTCCCGCCAGCACCATCACTGCAGTGACGTAGGACAACGCTGCATCATTGTCGCAGCGCAGCCAGTTGATTATCTGCCGTTCAGATACATCGAGAACAGGCGCGCCAAGCTGTGCAACCTCGCGTTCCGACTTACCCGGAAAGGCACGCCACAACAGCGATGCAAACCACCGGCGCGACAAGCTTTTGTGCTTACCCGAGCAAAAATCGTCACGCTTTGCATTTTGTGAAAGATTTTTCCGCATACTCGCTCCATGTTTGAACTGTGAAGAGTTCAACTGAAGCGAATGTGAAAAGGAACGAGGGGGTGCTGCGGTCATGCTGCATCCCTTTTGTCATTTTCAGAGTTTTGACTGGATCCGGCGGAGATGTTGGCATTCAAGCTTTCCAACCAAGCATGAGAGATTTCAAAGCCGCGTGTTTTGGCTGCATCAATAACCTGGCGAAACCGACGGTGTGGTATGCCACGCCTACCCCACGAATTCACGGTTGGGTAAGGTGCGCTGAGGTCAGCTGCCAGCGCAGTCCACGTCGGCCATATGTTATGAAACTTCTCCATAACTCAAATCTAATGCATTTTGCGTTACGCATTGTCAACGCCATTTGCATTAAAGACCATGCTACGGCGTGCCAATGATAGATTTAAACGACAGACTACGACAGGCGCGGATTGACGCCGGCTTTGAAGACGCCAGCACGGCAGTCAAGGAATTTGGCTGGACTTACTCGACCTACATGGGCCACGAAAACGGAAGCCGCGGCGTGAAGAGCCCGGATGTGGCGAAATACGCAAAAGCCTTTGGTGTTTCTGAGAGCTACCTACTTAAAGGACGAAGTGACACCACAACTCAAAAGCGCGACATCCCGGAAAATCATACTGGGCATTCTGAAACGCACGTCGCACCCTTCATTGCACCGTCCGACAGAACTAGAACGAGCATCTTAAAGCTCGCAGAAACACTGTCACCCCAATCAAAAAAGGTCGAAGTCTACCAACTAAGGACACACTATCCTTCACTAATGCTGCTATCCGGCGACATTCTTATTATCGATGCACACGTTACAGTCGCCACACCCGGGCAGATTGCGGTTACTCTAATCAGCAACGCGAAATCCGGCTCTGAGCGCACGGCGTTAAGGCTCGCCGCAAGCCCGCACCCGATCACGCCTATCGGCGAACCCGCACTGGCTTCGGACGAGAGCGAACGGATGGTAGGCGTCGTTGTGGCGTCGATGCGGCCCAACTTTTAACCTGAACAAATCTGAAATTAAATCAGAATAAGAAAATATGAATTTTCTTATTCTGATTAATTTTCCTATTTTCTTGGCCGCGTCATCAGCGCCGCCAAACCCAGAATGATGTCACCCACCACCCAGATTGCAAAAATCAGACCAGTTCCGATCGTTCCACCGATCGCTGCCCCAGCCCTCTCAGCATCGCTTGAGGCACCTTCCGTCAGCTCGCCTAAGCTCGAGAAATAGCTAAATATCCAGAAGATCATCAATAAATTAAATATTATTAACAGCCACTTAAAAATTTTACCAAAGAAACCACGCTTTGGCTTTTTGATCGGATGTCCGCAATGCGGACAATCAAAAGCCTTCGGGGATACCCTGCCCTCACACGAGGGGCAACTGAACGAAACCATAAACTCTCCTTAAAACTGTTTCTGATTTCATATTTTCCCGCTTTATGCGCTGCGAACAAGTCCTTCCCTCCCTTGCGAGACGGTGAGTCGCCACCCGTTTATCATGTCTATGCGTTTTGCATTGACAATGCATCATGCATTTTGCATTACATACTGCATTACGCTGAAATGGAGCGAGACAATGCAAGTATCCACAGAAACGGCAAAACACATCGTCACCCACCCGCAGATCTACGCGAGCCAACCAGCAGTGCTGGCGATCAACTGGGAACGGCTCAAGAATGCGCGGGGCCAGTCGGTCGATCACGATCGTATCGGGGCACCCGCCTATCTGATTGTCGATACCGACCGCGCCAGCGCGCAAATAATCCGCATCCGCAGCGCGGTCCGCGATTATGCCCAGACCAAGGGCTATGACCTGCCGCCGAGTGCAGCATGATGAACGAGCGCCTCATCCCCTTCGTCCGCGGCGTTTGCCTTATTGATCGCAACGATCCCGACACGCTGAAAGATGCCTTCATGAATGAGGTGATCGAGAACGGCGGCGCATACGCCGACGCGACCGGTGTGGAAACATGTCTGTATGAGATCAGCCTACACGGCATCATAGCCCGTGGGGCATCCGAAATGGACGCCATCCACAATTGGATCGCCGCTGCCAACGCGGCACTAGCGAACCCTGCAGGTGAAGAGGTTGAAGCTGACGGTTTCATCACAACACACCCGCCCTGCGGCACCCCGCGCAATCATGCAGAAGAGATCGCGAACGCAATGGCCGAACGCGACTGTGTGAAACCCCTCGCATTCCACCGGATGCCCTTCGGCATCAGCTGACACTGCTTCCTGCAACGGCGCACCTCCTCCAGCGTCGCACCTTAGCTGGCGGGCAATATCAGCCCGCCGGTTCTTTCCTCGAATTGAAAGGCTACGTGATGAATATCGACGATATGGGCGACAACACCCGTTTGCCTGAGCAAAGAAAGGCCTGCCACTACTGGCCGGGCTGCGCCTGCGGGCCCAGTGCCAAATGCTGGTTGATGCGCCCGGACGACGCAGCTCCCATACCAGGCGCAGCATTCGCAATCGTCGCTGCCGTAACAATAACCATCATCGCATTATTTTGCGGCATCGCCGCAGTGATGAGTTCAGTTCTGGCGTCGATCCTATGAGCGCGCCCGAACGTCAGCGCCTGTCTGATATGCAACCCGCACAGCAGGCTGGGATCCTCTGCAATGATCCGAAATTCCAGCGCTTTGCTGCGGTCCGCTCGGGCCTACCCAATCACCAGTTTAATGCCAGCGCTGCCGGTGAATACCTTCGCGGTGTCTGCCAGATCACTAGCAGGACTATTCTGAACACCAGCAAGCCCGCTCAAGCCCAATTCGCTGCCTTGCGCACAGAGTTCGACGCTTGGTCAGGGCGGATCGCTCAACAGCGATAGACCACCCCCAACAGCCCCTTTTAACCTGAATACGGCAAAGATCGCGAGAACGAGGACAAGATGACCCAGCCCCTGCTTAAACCGACAGACGCTGCAGACGTTCTGGGGATCTGCACAAAGACCTTGCAAGAGTGCCGCCGACGCGGGCTAAAGTATGTGAAGGTCGCTAGAGGTGCGATCCGGTACCGCGCTGACGACCTGCAGGATTACATCGAGGCCCAGACACAATGCCATTTCGAACCAAGAAAACCCGCGTCTATCAATACGACATCGTCGTCGGGGGTCATCGCCTTCGAGGATCTTGCGGGACGGAGGATTTCGAAGCCGCGAAAGCGGTAGAGGCAGACATCCGGGCCAATGCTAAGCGCAACGCCGCCAGAGGGTCCGATTACACGCTGTCAGAGGCGCTTGGCACATACATCAACGACAAGATCGCAGGACGCCCCTCAGAGGGCACCACCAAGAGCCAGGCGCGCGTGATCCTGTCTCACATGGACGGCAAGAAGCGGATCTCGAAGCTGACAGACGCCGACATCATCCAGTACTCTGCCAAGCACCGCGCCACCTGCGCCAACAGCACCGTGAACCGTCACCTGCAGATGCTGGGCCGTGCGCTGCGGCACATGGGCAAGGTCTATAAAACCGAGATCCCCAACATCGATCTGAAAGTAGCCGAGACCAAAGAACCGCGGGAACGCGTGCGGGAGCTGACCACAGACGAACAGATCAGGTTATTCGCCGCCCTGCCCCAAGAGTTTCACCCAATGGTCGCCTTTGCACTGATGACCGGCGCGCGGATCAGCACGATCACTGGCCTGCTATGGCGCGAAGTCGACATGCCCAACCGTGAGATCACGTTCAGGCTCAAGGGCGATGAGCTGATGATCTTCCCGATCAATGGCGAGCTGGCGGCGCTGTTGTCTGCCCTGCCCAAGTCGAACGTGATGGAAAGCCGGCGCTACGTGTTCACCCGCGTCGACGGCCACTCAGCCGAGCGGATCCAGATCATCGCCAGCGGTGGTGTGTTCGGCACTGTCTGGCGTAAAGCGCTACTGGACGCTGGAATCGATAATTTTCGTTTTCACGATCTGCGTCACACCTTCGCGACCAGGATGTTGCGCAAGACGCAGAACATCAGCCTGGTGTCAAAACTGCTGGGGCATACCAACATAGAGACGACCAGCCGCTACGCGCATGTGCTGACCAGCGACCTTCGAGATGCGTTGGATGGATTTTCGATTGCGGGCGCGGCGCATACCTTGGCAAGAACAGGTTCTTCAAAGGCAGATTAA